TCATGTTTTCTGGTGATTTTGATCAGACAGATTTGAGTACTAGTGAAGAAAAGTCTGGTCTGGGCCAGTTCTTAAAAATTATCAACGAAATGAGTGAATTTTATTCATGTGAGTTTGATATTGGTGATATAGTAAGAAGTGGTTTAGTACGTTCCTATATCATCCAGAAATATAATACTGGATTAGGAGATAGAGAATAATGTTACCATTACTATTATTTAATGTTATATCTAGTCTTGTCATAGACAAGGCACAGACCTTAGCAAAAGATCATGTGGACAAGATGTTAAATGACATACTTCCAGATGATGCAAAAGAGGAATTAGATACTTTAATTTCTTCAGATACAGCTCATGCTTTTGATACTGCAAAGGATGCATTACAAGGAGCTATAGAAGGCAAACTTCCAATATCCCTTTCTGATGGACAATTGAAACCAATTGAACTTAACTTCAAGGTTTCATTTGACCCTAATACAATGAAGGTGGATGTTGTACAAGATACTGGTGAGGTATAAATGTCAAAACCTATAAGACTATCAAAGAACTTTGCACTATCAGAGATGGTAAAGAGTTCAACGGCTGAAAGATTAAGAGTTGATAATTCGCCTAGTGATATTCATCTAGTAAATCTAACACATCTTTGCATTAATATTTTGCAACCTGTTAGAGATAAGTTTGGAGTTATTACAATCAACTCTGGTTATAGAAGTCCCACACTAAATGCAAAAGTGGGTGGTTCTAAAACAAGTCAACATTGTAATGGCCAGGCTGCAGACTTTGAATCATTCTCTACACCAAATCCTGACCTTGCGTTGTGGATTACTAAGAACCTAGAGTTTGACCAAATCATCTTAGAGTTTTATGATGGCATCAATCCTAATAGTGGATGGGTACATTGTAGTTACAATTTGATGGGTAATCGTAAAAAAATCATGACTGCACTTAAAACTAAGAGTGGAGTCGTTTATAAAAATGGATTCGTGAGTAAATAATAAACTATGTTAAATAAAATTTATGAAAGGCAAGTCATATCTGAGTTGCCTAAACTTGTGAGAAAAAATGTAGGGGGAAATCGTCTTTACGAAACACCTAGTGGAGACTACCCCTCTATCACATCTGTATTGTCAATACGAGGAAAAGAAGCCATATATGCGTGGAGAAAACGAGTAGGTAACGAAGAAGCTAATCGGGTTACCAAACGTGCAACCACCAGAGGTACACACTTCCATAGTCTACTAGAAAAATATTTCTTAAATGAAATGGGAGACATTGATGCCTTTTCGGCATCTGCTCTTTCTAAGAACCCTGCCGTATGGTATCTATTCCTAGAAGCGGTAAGAGTCCTAGAGAATCAAGTGGAGAACATATATTGTATCGAAGATTATTTGTACTCAGATGAATTAAAGATTGCTGGTACAGTTGATATGATAGCTGACTACAATGGTGAGGTGACAGTTATAGATTTCAAAACCTCTAATAAACCAAAGAAAGAAGAATGGATTGAGAACTATTTCATTCAAGGGACAGCCTATGCCAAGATGTTCACAGAACGTACAGGCATACCCTGTAACCAATTAGTAATATTTATTGTACCAGATGATGGAGTACCACAAATATTTACTAAAACAGTCGAAGAATTTGTACCCACCCTCAAAGAAGCAATCGAAGATTTTGATGTTTATCGAAATAAAAGACTTGACAATTGAGATGTTTTGTAGTATAATAGTATTATAGAAAAAAATAAATGGAAATAATAACACCAACCAAGTTTGGAATATTAATAGAGACAATGGTTCTTGATAAGAAAATATCATATATAGACGCTTGTTTAGAGTACTGTACTGATAAAAATGTAGAACCAATGTCACTAGGACGTTTAGTAAATAAGTCTTTAAAACAAAAAATACAAGTGGAGGCTGAAAACCTACACTACTTTCCTAAAACAAATGCACTACCAGTATGATTTGGAAGCACTTGATGCATATAAAATCTATCTAGGAATAAGATTGCACTTTCAATCTGAAAATTATGATTATGTGAAATATAATGGAGCTGTAAGATGTTCCAAAGAATCCTTCTTGAAAAGAAACGATAGATACTTCTTTCACAAATTATCAAAAAAATATGATTCTAAGTCTGACCTTGAATATTTTCTAGTGAGTAATTTTATAGTAGAAGATAATGTAAACCCTAAGTGGTTAACAAAAGATGCAGCTGAATTAAACTATCAGAGTTGGATAAAGAACCAACAAATGATTTCAAGATTATTTGATCAAGACTTAAAGATGTGTCTTGACAATACAGATACATTCGGTAAGTTGTTCTTATCAGAAAGAAAACAACATCCGCCGATTGTTAAGTTGATTTTACAGAAAAAGTTATCTATAGAGTCAGCTATTATTTTAGACCACTATCTAAATTGGATAGAGTATGTAAACAAGGAAGTGGACGATCTTTGGGTTTGGCCAAAGATCTGTAAGACCCTCCTTAAATGTAAACCCTTCATTAAATTTAATGAGGTTAAATGTCGAATAACACTAAAAGATCAAGTCGAAAACCAGAAGATATGATTAGAGAACTTGATTTTCTTAAATACAAAGTAAAGTCATTACAAAAGGACGTTCGCCGTCTTGAGTATGATAATGCAACTCTTCAACGTACAGCCCAAAGACAGAGCAATGCAAGAAGAAAACAGTGGAAGTAAATACAGTCTTAAAGTCCGTAATGTCGGTAGTTACGATACGGACTCATTAACTCACATGGTGTGGGTTATATTACGTCATAGAATTCATCACTTCTTAAAGGGTGAAGGATTTCGTGACTAAATACTACCAATACGCTAATACAATAATATAATAATATAAACTAATAATACGGAGAAATATATGTCTTTAGATGCGTTAAAAAAACAGTCAAACCTAACAACTTTGCTTGATGAGTACAACAAGCAGAGTACACCCGAAACCACAAAATCATTCGATGATGATCGAATATGGAAGCCAGAACTTGATAAGTCAGGTAATGGTTATGCCGTAATTCGATTCCTTCCTGCGGTTGAAGGTGAGGATATTCCATGGCAGAGAATGTTTACACATTCTTTTCAAGGAACAGGTGGATGGTACATTGAGAATTCTTTGACTACCATCAACAAACCCGATCCTGTAGGTGAGGTAAATAGGATACTTTGGAACTCTGGTTCTGAAGCTGATAAGGAAACTGCAAGGCGACAAAAACGCAAGTTGTCTTACTACACCAATATCTACGTTGTGGCAGACCCCAAACACCCTGAGAATGAAGGAAAAGTTTTTCTTTATAAGTTTGGTAAGAAGATCTTTGATAAGGTCATGGAGTCCATGCAACCACAATTTGAAGATGAAACCCCTGTAAATCCATTTGATTTATGGAAGGGTGCGAACTTTAAGTTGAAGATTCGTAAAGTGGATGGATATTGGAATTATGATAAGAGTGAGTTTGATAGTCCTACAGCTTTGTCAGACGATGATTCGGTCTTGGAAACTATCTACAGTCAAGCATACCCTCTTATGCCCTTTCATGAGGCTTCTAACTTCAAACCTTATGGTGAGTTGAAAGAAAAGATGGAAAGGATTTTGGGAGAGGTACATGACAACAGAACCGCTGAACAACACGCAAGTGATGTTGAGGATTCGTTTACTGCGACACCACCATTTGATGGTGGAACACCAGTTGCGAACAGTAGTCCATCAGATACTATGGATTACTTTGAAAAGTTGGCGACTGCCTAATTTCTGAAGTATTTCATGTGCATTGGGTCAATTGAATTTGAAGCCATTGCCATTGTGGTACTTCCAGAACTTTGATTGTTATTAACAATTGTGGTGGGTGCATTAACCATGCCTCCGCCACTACTTCCCGATTCTAAATCTCTCAATGCAGGAATTGTTTTACTTCTTGATAATGGTACTACAACTTCTGGCCCATGAAGAACCGCACTAACCACTTTTCCTGCCGGTATAATTCCCCCCTCAGAACCAGAGAAACTATCCTTAGGCTTGTCAGATATTTCTGAAGTGTATTTATCTAGTATAAAGTCAGGTATTGCCATCT